TATAAATAACTCTTAGACATAAACAGTATAAAAGCTTAACAGAGGTCAACCCCGATGTCCGAAATTTTGAACGAAAAGTTTGAGGAACTTATTAGTGAAGCAGGACTTCCTAGCGCAACAGTTCCTGGGAGCGAGCCAACAGCCCCATCCACCCAAAGCAAAACTGCGGTAAACGCAAATGCAGCTGCAGGTGATCAGGCTTCAGGTAAAGTAGATCCTTCATTGGTGCCTGGTCAGGCAATCCAAGATTTAGGTGGACCTACTCCTACACATAATCATCCACAGGATGACTCCAATAAGTTAGATAAGAACGCTACTCAAGATGCAGTAAGCGATCCTCAAACTGGTGGGGGCAAAGACGAGCCATCTGGATCTGATCCTAAGCTTGCTGACAAGATTACTTACGGTACCAAGAAAGAGGATATCGAAGTAGATCTAAGTGCTGACGTTAAGGCACTCTCCGAAGGAGAAGAACTGTCAGAAGAGTTCTTGAAGAAAGCATCAACAATTTTTGAAGCAGCAGTAAAGTCTAAAGTTGTTTCTATTGTTGAAGAACTCGAAACACAGTATAGCGAAAAGCTTGCTGAGAATACCGAAAAAGTTCGGGCATCCTTGGCTGAAGAAGTTGATGGTATCTTGAAGTATACTTCACAGCGTTGGCTTGAAGAGAACCAAGTTGCTATTGACACTGGTCTCAAAGTTGAGATCACTGAGTCGTTCATCAAAGGTCTTAAGGGACTATTTGAAGAGCACTATATTGACGTGCCTGAGGGCAAAGAGGACGTTCTTGAAACTATGAACACCTCGCTTCGTGAAATGGAAACTCGCCTCAACGAACAGATTGATGCGAACGTGAAATTGTCAAAACAAATCTCTACTCAAGTTAGAGGAGGCATTGTCTCCGAAATGAGTGAAGGACTTACAGATACACAGAAAGAGAAGTTCGCTGATCTTGCTGAAGCTGTAACCTTTAAGGATGAGGCATCCTACAGAGAAAAACTAACCACAATCAAGGGATCTTACTTCACTGAGAAAGCACAAGTTGCTGAAGAAGTAAAAGAAGAGCCACTTGAAGGTGTCAGCACCGAGTACGCACCAGTTATGCAAGCATATCTGAATGCAATCGGAAACGCTGTTAAGTGATATTTACATTATAAGTCATTCAATCTATTCTAGTAATTAAAGATGGACACCCGTCAATTACAGGAAAAGTGGTCACCTGTCTTAGGACATAAGGATCTTCCCGAAATAAAAGATTCTCATCGTAAGCAAGTTACTGCAACTATCCTAGAAAATCAAGAGAAAGCTCTTAAAGAAGAGCACAATATGCTTAACGAAGCAGCACCTATCAACTCTGTTGGTGCTGATGGTCTTAAGTCCTCTCACGGTTCTTCAGGTCTAGCTGGATTCGATCCAATCCTAATCAGCTTGATCCGTCGTGCGATGCCAAACCTCGTTGCTTACGATGTTTGTGGCGTTCAGCCAATGAGTGGTCCTACTGGACTTATCTTCGCAATGCGTTCACACTACAACGACAGAAGTGGTGCTGAAGCATTATTCAATGAGCCTAACCCAGGTTTCTCCGCAGTTGGAGACGCTTCTGGTGCGAACGCTTATGATCCTACAGCTGGTTACGTAGATCCAGGTGGCGGTGGAACAGGTGCTGGAACAGCTGCTTCTGCTGACAACACTGCTGAAGGTAACAACCCTGCAATCCTTAACGACTCCACAACCTACCCTAGTGCTGGTGCTGGTTTCCGTTATGAGAACACAGGTGGTAGTGCAAGGGATTATCTAGAAGCTTTGGGAACCTCAGGTTCACCAGACTTCCGTGAAATGGCTTTCACAATCGATAAGGTATCGGTTACTGCCAAATCACGTGCCCTCAAAGCAGAGTACACCTTAGAACTTGCTCAGGACTTGAAAGCCATTCACGGTCTTGATGCTGAAACGGAATTAGCAAACATTCTCTCTTCTGAGATCCTTGCTGAAATTAACCGTGAAGTTATCAGAACTGTTTATCTTCAGGCAAAAGTCGGAGCACAAAACAACGTAGCGAACGCTGGAATCTTCAACCTAGACACCGACTCAAACGGTCGTTGGTCTGTTGAGAAATTCAAAGGTTTGATTTATCAGATCGAAAGAGACGCTAACGCTATTGCACAGCAAACTCGTAGAGGAAAGGGCAACTTCATCCTTTGTTCTGCTGACGTTGCTTCTGCACTTAATATGGCTGGTGTTCTAGATTACACACCTGCTCTATCAACAAATGGTCTACCTGATGATACAGGTAATACATTCGTTGGAACACTTAACGGTGGAGTTAAAGTTTACGTTGATCCATATTCAGCGAACTTGGCTAACGACCACTTCTATGTTGCTGGTTATAAGGGTTCATCTCCTTATGATGCAGGAATGTTCTACTGCCCATATGTACCCCTACAGATGGTTCGTGCAGTGGATCAAGGATCCTTCCAACCTAAAATTGGATTCAAGACAAGATACGGAATTGTTGCAAACCCATTCGTCTTCAAGGCAGATGGATCAACAGTTGGCGAAGACGTACTTGGAGCCAATGGTGTTGGACGCAACCAGTACTACAGACGTGTACTTGTTCGCAACCTTATGTGATTTCTATCACAACAATCAAAAGAGACTCCTTGTGGGTCTCTTTTTTTATGCTATAATATAAATATGAAAGAAACATCACACTACTATTCAAAGGATGACTTACGTTCTGCTACGGTGGTAAAAGATGGAAAACGATTCGGAGCAATTTGCGTGGGATACGATAGAAGAGTCCTACGTACGAAAGATTTTTTTGAGGGGGTTAGTTCTACTCATACTAGCTACTTCGATGGTTTAGCAGACGCAGAAAACTTTGCGGAAAACTGGGTATTATATCAGGACTAAATACTATTGTAGCGATCTGGTTTTGTAATGCCAGCCCAATGGGTTAGTCAACAGTTATCTAATAGAAATTTTCTTTCACCAGTTGGTTTTAAACTGGAGTTAGATCTTTTTCCTGAAACAGATTTTCTCTGCCAACAAGCAGCGATACCTGATATCTCAGCTGTTATAAATGAAGTGTCAACTCCTAGAAGAAGGTTACCTATACCTGCTTCTGGTGGAACTCAGTTTGGTGATTTAGTAGTCACTTTTCTAGTAGACGAAGACATTAAAAATTATATTAAGTTGTGGAATTGGATTAACGATACTACTACAGCATACGAACCTGACTCTAACAAAGAAGTAAATTTTGCTACAGCACAGTTATTTGTATTAACTAACCAGTTAAATACTAATTTCTATGTTAACTTTAATGATGTATTCCCTGTCTCTTTAACGACACTACCTTTTAGTGTTACTAATACTGACGTGGAATTCTTTCAGGCAACGTGTACTTTTAAGTATTCGTTTTATGAATTCTTGACTAATGAAAATCTAAAGTATGTCCCTTGATGAATTGAAGGAACAGTGGAAACACGATTCCGCTATCCTAGATGGTAATGATGGTTATCCAGATTTTTTAAAGGCTTGTAACGAAACTCCTTATCTTCATTCAAAGTACCTTGATATGTACGTTGACTGGAAGAGTCGTTTACTCGACAAAGAGTTTGAATTAAAGTTCAAGCGTAAAGAAAAATGGATGTACTATAAGAAGAAGGCACCTGCCTCTGCTTATAAAGATATTCCTTTTGATCTGAAACTTACCACTAGAGATGAAGTGGATATGTTTCTTGATGCGGATGAAGATCTAGCAAAGATCAAAGCAAAGATTAAATACTTTGAAATGATTCTATTCTTTTTAGAATCAGTATTGAAACAGATATCTGCTCGTCAGTATCAAATTAAAAATGCTATAGAATGGGAGAAGTTCAGAAGTGGCTGATATTATCCTACAAAAAAAGAACGAAGTCTACAACGTAGTTAAGACAGAGGAACACGTACATAGAGAACTCTCTGAGTACTTTACCTTTGATGTTCCTGAGGCAAAGTTTATGCCACTGTATAGGAACAAAGTATGGGACGGTAAGATACGTTTATACTCACCTGGCAACGGTGAGATCTATGGTGGGTTGGTAGAACACATCCAGAACTGGTGTGTTACTATGAAATATAATCTTCGGTTCGAGGATAATGAACATTTTGGTTTACCCTACGAGATTAATCCAGATGTTAGTGCCGTAGGTGTACGTGCTTTTATGAAGGGTATACTCAAGAAGAGTAAGTTTGAAAATATAGAACCTAGAGTATATCAAATAGAAGGTGTCACTCAGGCACTTAGGTACAATCGTAAACTATTACTTTCTCCTACTGGTTCTGGGAAAAGCCTGATGGTGTATGCGATCACAAGGTATCACGTAGCCGAAGGTAGAAAGGTGTTACTAATAGTTCCTACTACGTCTCTCGTAGAACAGATGTATCAGGATTTTGTAGAATATGGTTGGGATGTCGATAAACATTGTCATAAAATATATGCTGGAGCTGATAAGTATGTCAAAGCAAACTGTACTATAACCACGTGGCAGAGTATATACAAGGAACCTAGGAAGTACTTTGAAAAATTTGATGTAGTACTAGGTGATGAAGCTCACCTGTTTAAGTCTAAGTCATTGACTAAGATTATGACTAAGCTCCATTCCTGTAAATACCGTGTTGGTTTTACTGGTACATTGGATGGATGTCTGACACATAAGTGGATACTTGAAGGGTTGTTTGGTCCGTGTGAACAGTTAGTTAAAACAAAAGAATTGATGCAACAGGGGTATCTTACACCTTTAAAAGTAAAGTGTCTAGTGCTTAAACACGAGTGGGGTACATTCGATAGTTATCAAGATGAAATAGATTACCTTATCACACACGAGAAAAGGAACAATCTAATAAAAAATTTGGTTAAAGATTTGAGTGGAAACACTCTAGTGCTCTTCAATTACGTGGAGAGACACGGAGAACCTCTTTACAATTTGATAAATACTAGTGTAAATAATCGGAAAGTCTTCTTTGTGCACGGAGGTGTCGATGTAGAAGATCGTGAAGAAGTACGTCAGATTACGGAGTTAGAAGAAAATGCAATCATCGTTGCGTCCTATGGTACTTTTAGTACTGGTATCAATATTAAGCGTCTTCACAATATCGTGTTCGCAAGCCCCAGTAAGTCCAGAATTAGAAATCTTCAATCAATTGGAAGAGTTCTCAGAAAAGAGTCTACCAAAAGGGTAGCCACACTCTACGATATCAGCGATAACATCTCTAGGGGAGAGTGGAAGAATTTCACATTTAAACATTTTGAAGAGAGATTAAAAATCTATCAACAGGAGAAGTTCGATTATGAAATTATTAAAGTACAATCGAAATTTTAATTTATGGAAGAAGACCAATTAGAAATCAATTTTCAACCTGAAGGAGAACCCTTTGATTTTATTGCGTCAGTAAAATTGACGACGGGGGATGAGCTCATTGCGGGTATTACATACCCACCAGAGGATCAGTCTGTAATAATGCTTCACAATCCAATGCAAGTGCTAGAAGCAAATGCTTCTGAACATAGTACAGTCATTAAAGGATTCAAACTGGATCTATGGATGAAGTCTTGTATGTCACAAGACGAGACATTTATCTTAGATCGTGCTAATATAATAACGTTGCAGACGGTTAATCCACCCATCAAGGAATTCTATATGGAGAATATCGATATGGTATTTAAAAATTCAATTCCGAATCGGGTACGCCCGACTCCACATATGGGTAGTCTAGGGTCTATCAATAAAGCTCGAGCTGCATTCGAGAGGATGTACAAGACATAGATTTCCCTTTCACAGCGACACTGTTATTCTAAGTATATTAAGAGTACTTGTCAAGCCCTTAGGCAGTGTGCTATAATAACGATACAAAAGGACACATAAAATGGCAATGCGATCCAAGGTCAAGACCGAATATTACGTTAACAATAAAGACTTCTTGGCTGCCATAGTAGCGTATCGAGAGAAGGTGCAGTTCGCTAAACTGAATGATCTGCCTCGACCTAGACTCACTCCATACATTGCTGAGTGTTTCCTTAAGATTGCTACGCACCTTTCATACAAACCAAACTTTGTGAACTATATGTTCAGAGAAGATATGGTATGTGATGGCATTGAGAATTGCTTACAGTACGTAGACAACTTCGATCCAGAGAAATCTAAAAACCCTTTTGCGTACTTCACACAAATAATTTACTACGCATTTCTACGTAAGATCCAGAAAGAAAAGAAGCAGTTAGAGATCCGTACCAAACTGATAGAGAGATCAGGATATAGCGAAGTGTTGCACTCCGACAAATATGATGGTACAATGACAGGGATGGGTAGCTCCGATTCGGATATGAACTCCATCAAGGAAAACATTGAAATCCGAATGTCCCGATGAAAGTTGCCATTATCACCGATCAGCATTTCGGTTCTCATAAAGGCAGTCAGATATACTTAGATTATTACAAGGAGTTTTACGATAACGTATTCTTTCCTTGGTTAAAGAAAAATAAAATCACAACCCTACTAGATCTGGGAGATACTTTTGATAACAGAAAGAGCATTGATTTTGTTACTCTACAGTGGGCAAAGCAAAATTATTTTAATATCCTTAGGGATATGGGTATTACTGTCCATACCCTTGTGGGCAATCATACAGCGTATTATAAGAACACTAACGACCTTAACACCTTAGCATTATTGTTACAGGAGTATGACAATATAATATGTTACGATCAAGCAACTGATGTAAATATAGGTGGAACGTCTATACTATTTGTACCTTGGATATGTGCAGAAAATTATGAACAATCTCTCAACACTATTCGCAACAGCACTTCTAAAGTCGCAATGGGTCATCTTGAGCTCAGTGGCTATCTTGCTCGTCCTGGCTTCGTCTACGAACACGGTATGGACGCTGGTACTTTTGCAGACTTTGATCTCGTACTCAGTGGCCACTTCCATCATAAGAGCACGAAAGGCAATGTAACTTACTTAGGTAATCCATATCAAATGTATTGGAATGACTATGGAGATCCTCGTGGATTCCATAGCTTTGAAACAGATACCTTTGAATTAAAATTTCAGAAGAACCCATACGAGATATTCTCTAAGATCTATTGGAGTGATGATACTGAGATTGATCCTACTTGTTATCACAACCAGTATATAAAAGTAATTGTAGAACAGAAAACAAATTATGCTCGTTTTGAGCAGATGATGAATTCATTATATGATGAGGGTGCTCTTGACGTAAAAGTAATTGAAAAGGTAGGGGTGTTTGATGACCCAGATGCAAACGAGATAGATGTTAAAGATACCTTAGCACTACTGGATGAATACCTAGATGACGTGGAGGTTAATGTAGATAAAACCGACCTTAAGAAATTGATGAAATCCCTATATATTGAAAGTTGTGAAGTTGCGTAATGTTTCTCATCACAATTGAAGGGATGGGGCCTGAAGGTGCTTATGCTGTCCGTGACGAACGGAATAACAATGTATTGTATCTCTTTATTGACAAAGACGATGCGATGCGGTATGCTAGTATGCTAGAGGCAGAAGAGACCTTTCCTCCTATGTCTGTGACGGAGGTTGAAGATCGTCACGTTATTGCTACGTGCGAACATACTAACTGTAAGTACAGTATCATTACTCCAGACGAACTTGTTATCCCTTTAATTGACGATGATCCAATTTCAGAAGATAAGGTGGAAAAACCTTCTTAGTACAGGTGACTCCTTTACTGAAATTGATATAACAACTCATAAAACTAATCTAATTATTGGCACCAATGGAGCAGGTAAAAGTACTGTCCTTGATGCCTTTACTTTTGGCTTGTTTGGAAAACCATTTAGAAAGATCAGCAAATCACAACTTGTCAATAGTGTAAATGAAAAAGGTACTGTAGTAGAAGTAGAGTTTAAGATAGGTTCTAGACAGTATCATATCAAACGTGGTATCAAACCAAACTTCTTTGAGATTTGGGAGAATGGTAAGATGCTTGATCAGGACTCAAAGGTAGTAGATCAACAG